CATTATCATCCTCGTTAAGGCGAGATGGAGAGTGTAAACAAACAGATAGTCCAGATCCGAGAATCCGTGGAGGCCAGTCACTACACTGACCTCCTGAAACATGCGACTAAGCTTGAATTCGCCGCGCCCCCCTGGGTGCTTGCTAGAATTCATGAGCTCTACGTCCCGAAACTGTTTCTAAACGGCCTCTTGGCTCCAACTGACCATCCTCTTGCCGCAGCGCATCTACGCTACGCCGAGGGTGAAGCCCATAGGTGGGCCAAAACGCGGCTGCCGATCATTGAGATTGGCCCTGCGCTCATAAGTCACGCCCGTATAGCCTCGGGAAACAAACACACCGTCCACGCCTGCTGTCTTAACGTGGATGGTCGTGATTCAGTCCGACACACCAACGCCGCCGCCTCCCCCTATATCCGCGGGCACCATGACACTGACTTTCGAGACAGCGTCAAGTGTGTGGCGGCAGGTGTCAGCTGCGACCGCATTTGCGCTCGTGGCTTTGAGAACTGCGACTACCAAGCCAGGTCGGCTATTGCAATCCACTCGCTTTACGATGTTGGGTTCTCTGAGTTGGCTCAAGGCATGCACAGACATGGTCTGGAGCAAATACGCGCATGGATGCACTTCCCTCTGGAAGCCATCCACATGCAGCGTTACCACCACCCGAAAGACGACTACATCTTCAACCGTTACATGCCTACCGATAAAGGCAATACCCGCGACTACTACGAAGACTGGGAAACCAACGACACTCCCAAGATGCACAAGAGCGAACGCATCTTCTTCCACTTCGGCAATGACGCATCCTTCGGCTACGACCATAACCTTCTGACCTGGTTCAACTACATGCTCCATGGCGGCTTCGCCACTCCTTTTGGCTTCAATGTCCTGATCGAGAAAGTGCGCCACCACGGGACTCAGTACGAGCTAAGCATAACGCGTAGCGTCGGTGCAATCCGACTCCGCCAGCTGCTCCCAAATGTCATGAAGGACATCGTTAGAATACCGGATCTGATCCGGATGGCCAAGGACGGCTTCTGCCCAAACGCCCGGACTTACTTCTTGTTTGTCTCCCGGGATAAGATCGCGCGCCTCTACCACTACATCATCGCTAGAGAGGCCAAAGAATTTACGTTCCGGACTGCTCTTGCCTACGCACGTTCGGAACTTCGCGCGGTGCGTCTAGGTACCCAGGTCCTAGACGAGAGATGGGAGATCGACTGCAATGATTTCATGCACACCGTCTGCGCTGTTTACCTCTTGGCAGGCATCCAGCGCGCACAGGCCGAGATGACCATCAAGATGCTCGGCAAGAAGACCGACGACCTCCTCAGTGGCCGTGGCAGCTTCGACAGGATCTTCGGGACACCTGACTGGTGGGTCCGAGCGATCCACAGCATCAAGCACCTCTGCGGAGGCTGCGAGGTCCCAAGAATCCTCAGCGGCCTCGGAAGCGAGCGTCTGGCTAGACTCGCTCTCCGCTTCTTCGATTCGGTGGAGACGAATGACAAACTGGGCGACAAGAACCACTTTTTCACCAATGTGGCTTACCCCGTCATTGACTCTGCGCACATCGAGAAGATCGACGCGCTCAAGGTCGCCCCTACGATCGAGAAACTCCAGCGGGACCAGATCACCCTCGCTGCGAAACAAGCTGCCGCACAGAACACCAGCGTCAAACCAGAGAAACACGAGCTCGCCCAAGAGCTCGGTCTGCGCTACGGACTCTTTTCCGTCTTTGGCGATGCGGCCCGCGCAAACTACGTTGAGCAGGAGCAACATGACATACTCCTGCGTGAACTCGAGATGGGCCATAATGAAGCCGCCCGGGAAGGCAAAGACGCCCTCGCTTCCACCCTTAACAGCACCAGGGAAGCCTTGGAGAACCTCCCCAACAACACCCTCAACCTGAACCGGTTCGCCCTCCTCACGGGCGTGCCAGGTGCAGGCAAGACGAGGCGTTTCTTCGAGGAAATCCTTCCGGTGTACTCCACGAAGTGTTCCAGCCCCTGCCAAGGCGATGGGACCCCAGTTCCGCGAGATTGCGTCCCTTTTACCGTCATCGTGGTCCCAACGCGGAATCTGGCCGACGAGCTTGCGAAGCGCGTCAAGCTCCCGAACCGGATCTTTACCCCGCATACTGCTCTCACCTTCCTTGAGAACACGAAGAGCATTCCGGATCTCGTCGTCGTGGACGAGGCCTTCACTTTCCCAGTGCCCCTCCTGGTCGCCTACAGCTTCTACACCCGGAACGGCGTGTTGCTGATGGGGGACCCAAAGCAGATCGGGCACATCAATTTCTCCGGTCTTTGGACGGCCACCACCCCGCTCACGAAGATCGCCGAATACATCCCGACCGAGCATCTCACCAAGACTAAGAGGTGCCCGCAGGACATCGCGCTCCTTCCCTTCATCAGTCGTTTCTACCCCGGTATCACAAGCGGTTCATCCGTCTCGCGCTCCATCAACTTCGTGCACGGTGCTTTCAAACCCCGCGCGAACACCCAGACCCTGGTGTTCACGCAGGCCATGAAAGCACACTACACCCACGAAAGCGCCATGACGGTCCACGAAGCCCAGGGCCGCACCTTTGATGCAGTGATCCTCCACTTCGGGGGCTCCGCACCCGAGAAAAAGCTTATCAACTCCTCCCCTGCGCACATGGTTGTCGCCCTCACCCGACACACCAAGGAGATCTTCATCAGGGAGAGTGAGCCCGGTTTCATCACGACGTACCTTAACCAGGATGTGAAACTGGCTATCCTGGCCGAGGAGTCCGGGACGAATACCGACTACCCGGAACCCGCGCTTGAGGACCCGGAGGCGGCGGCTCGCGTCTTCGAGCCTGAAGCAACGATCACTGAAGTCGGCTCACGCTACGTGCCCTCCGGCGCTGACCATGCAGCTGTTAACTCGGTGCTCCAGATGATCTACCCGTGTGAGGCAACCATCGAGGAACACTTTAGTGTCTGCACCTCAGCCCTGCCTAGCAGCAACAACACCAAGGGTGCCCTGAGACCCGATGACCTGCCGGTTGACGGCGAGTACGACTCGAAGTCTCACAAGGCCTACCGCTTCCCAACAGCGCAGCGCGTCAAGATCACCACATCCCGGCAGAAGACTTTCACGGCCCGTACGCTCCTCGAGAGATACGCCAAAGAGACCATCAACCTGAAAGGCAAGGAGTGCAAGAATGAATCGAAACGGCTTTTTGGCTTCCTGAAAGACAACATCAACTACACTGCCCGTCCGGAATGGCAGTCGGAAGTTTACCTCGAGGCGATCGAGAAGTACCAAGCAAAAGGCCACGATGTTTCCGACCTGCAGGACATCGACTGCTGGACCGACCAAGGTGCCTCTAAGGTTTCCTTCCAGATCAAGAGCCAACAGAAGCCGGACACAGGTTTCAACCCGCTGCAGAAGGACAAGGCCGGCCAAGGGATAGCCGCCTGGAGTAAGACACTCAATTTCACCATGATCGTGTGGACGCGTATGCTCGAGCGCGTCCTTACCCATCAGGCTTCCCGCAGCTTCCATTTTGTTTCACGCTACACCGACCACGAAGTGCTCTGCCTCCTTGATACGATCCAGCAGAACCACAAGAATGCCAACCTGGAATACTTCGAGGGAGACTGGACCGAGTTCGACTCTTCCCAGAACAACGTAGAGCATGCTCTGTTTTGTCTCCAGCTCGAAGCCATCGGATGCCCAAAGGGCTTGGTCCGTAAATTCCGGAGCATGATGACCTCCCGTATGGTCTCAGGACCGCTCGGCAGCCTGCTTGTCGAAAACAAGAAAGATTCGGGTCGTGTGGACACCCTTGTCGGCAATAGCACCTTCAACGCCGCCGTCGTCCTTTCCCTGGTCGAAGGCACGGTCCACCACACCCTTTGGAAAGGCGATGACTCGCTCATTATCGGGGAGAAGCTCTTCCTCAACCCGAAGCGATCAAATTACCTGGAGAAGGAATGCGGCTACAAGATCAAAGCCGCGGTGGGGCCGAGCGGTGATTTTGTCTCCTTCCTGATCAACTGCAATGGTGCAGCAATCAACATTCCGAAACTCGCGGCTAAGGTCATAAGTCGAGTCTACAAGAATGAGGAAGACTTCGAGGCGTACCAGACGGCCGTCAAGGACGCCCTGAAGCCCGCGCGAGAAACCACCACTGCCGCCAGGATGTGCCAGGTCAACAGTGCACACCACCGCCGCGACCGGGATGACATCGATCTGCTCCTTTCCTTCCTGACCAGATTCGCACGAGGCGAGATCGGCTTCAAGAACCTGGTTGAGTTCGAGATGACCATGCTCGTCTTCGGAGCGAAAGACGACAAAGGCCAACGGTAGAGGGTTTGTATTCCTCCAACATGTCCCCGAAGTACATCCACCCTATTACCAGTGAGAATGTCGAAACCATTGAAAGGAGACCTATTCTTGTCCGTTACAGCCGCACCAGAAGATTCAGGCTGAAGAACGTGACCAGGGGTCTCATGACTATTCTTTCCCTTCTTTTCCTTCTTTCCTTTCTAACCGCAGGTTTGTGTGCCGCGATCATCATTCGTGATTCGATTAAGGCACTCGAGAACGACGTTAAGCCGATCAAAGAACTTGCGGAAGTCATCACCGGGGATCGGGCCCCTGAGAAAGCCAGAGTGGTTCGGTCCTTCTTTGGATTGTTCCTGGACGCCATCAGACTCAGCCAAGGCAACAACACTGCCATACCTGACGCCCCCGGGGGAAAAGGCTACTTCCGCGACTACGCAGCCCAGCCGCCTGTGTGAGAGGGTACTTATTTCAACGTCCCTCCATACTTCAGATGACATCTCGCGCGCTCCCGATTAACGATCAGCATGCCAGTCCGCCGAAATATGCCCAACCGAAGACGAAACAAACCAGCCTCCAGTTCCCGCCGATCCCAAAGGCCAGCTGGAGCGCGCAGACGACCCGCAAACCGCACTCGAATGTCAGCCGCTGTGCGTGCCATGCGCGCGTTGACGGTGGGGGGCAACCCTCGTAACCGTTCGGCGCCTGCCCGCAGCCGCGCCCGTGACATCGGCGTGCAAGAACGCATGACGCAGAAAGGTCATGAGTACCTCCAGACCATTGCCATTCCTACCACGGCGGTTTTCGGCCAGAGCCTTTACACCCTGGAAGTGAACCCCATGAACATCCCGAGGCTCCAAGTCATTGCGAGCCAATACAAGCAATGGAAAGGAGAGATCTCTCTCAACGTGGAAGCTCTCGGCAACGCTTTTGCCACTTCCTCCGTCACAGTCGCATTCGTCCCTGACCCGGACTTTTCCGATCTGCCAACCTCGGCCGATCTCGTCCGGGTCGTCGAATCTTCCCCTTCCAAGGTCAGCCTGCATCTCAAGGATGACCTCACGGTTCGCTCCCGTGCTTCCTGGGCGCTTTCCACCTCGCCCTGGAAATTTCTGAGCGACTCCGACCCGAGCGACCGTTCCAACGGTATCTTCGTGATCGTGGCCCAGGGTTCTCCCGGCACGATCCCCGTCGACCTCAAGTTGTCCGTCAACTACAATGTGGTCTTCCAGGGCAACTCCTTCGTTGCAATGGAACCCTCCACCCCTACGGCAACTACCGCTTGGTACGGGGTCAACAACGCCCTCTCGGACATCTTGTTCGCTGGCACAACTGGTTGGGTGGCTGCTGGGCCTATTCTCACCCTCAACTACCCAGCCGGCACTGTGAGCACAAAGTACCAAGGTTCCTGGGTTCCCTCGCCTTCCTTGGCGCAGGTCCTGGTTTCCACCAACACTAACACCGTTGGGAGCTTCCGGTACATCAACTCACTGACTTCTTTCACTGTCACAGCCACCCAAGCCGTCTTCACCTACGGCTCTGCCCTGCCCGCGCTCGTCGCCGCAACTGCCTACACTTTTGTGCAGTTGCCGCGTTCGTCAGCACAGGTCTGAGAGGCAAGTTCTGCGGGTCTTCCTATAAAGACCCGCACGCGTTACTGATTTCTCGATAAAATCACCTCGTAGTAGAGTGTTCCAAACTCTACGTTGAGTCTCCTGTAAACCCGCCCCGCGGTATTGAGAAAGCCTGAAAAACATCTTTCCTA